CTGGTAGGCGTCGTGTGTCGCAGAGAACGCGTCCGTTACAACGACGCTTGAAACTGTAGTTCCTATCGTCTGCGATTTGACATACACGAGGCCGCCGTTGTTTAGGTATGTGTTGGTGTCGGCCGCGGTGAGGACTTCGCCGGTTGTGAATGTTTTTACTGCCATGTTGCTCCTAGTAAAGGACGTCGGGCCCGTCAAGGGTTGAATAGTCGAGAACGAAAAACGCGGCGTAACGTCCGCTGCCGGTGATTGCCATGTCCCAGCGCCCGGGTACGACGCGATGCTGGATTTTTTGAACGATCTGGTTTTGGGTAAACGTGGTGCCGACCTTTGGACTCATGATGAATTTGACGCGTTTTAACAGCTCGAGGTCGAGCAGGGTTTGCCAGTCTGCGGCGGCTGTGTTGACGCCTGCTTGGATTGGGGACAGTTTGGGCCGCGCCAGGTCGCCGTACTTTAGGTATACGTTGGCGAGGTCGTTGGCGTCGGAGAATTGGGCGTTGTAGGTGTCCCAGTTGGCGGCTTTGCGTCCGTAGGCGGTTATTGATCCGCTGTCGGTGACGGTCGTGTTGGCTGCGCCTGTGTAGTCGACGGTGACGGCGTTGATGATGTCATCGGCGTCATAGGAGACAAGCACCGGGTCGCCGTACTTAAGGTTTGCCCCGGTGTCGCTAAATGTGGCTTGTGGGATGGTTGCGCTGGGGTCGGTGATGTTGGCGGTGCGGTTTGTCATTGTCAGCGTGCCGGTCTTGCTGACGTACAGGTTGCCGCCTTCGGAATACGACACTTTTTGTAGTTCGGTCGCTACAGACTTGGCCCCGATGCCGCCTTCGGAAACGGTGCCTGCTGGGCTGGCTGTGAAACTGCGGAGGCCCGCAGGAAACGATGTGCGGTCGACGACGCGGTTGGCGCGCACGGTGGTCGTTTCGGGGTAGCGGTTTGCTGACAGGGCATAGATGTTGGCGACTTGGGCGGCGCTGAGTGCGCTCGGGAAAACGGCGACCTGTTGAAAGATGTCGTCGCTCATAGCAACGCTGTAGTTGGTCGCTGACCCGAACCCTGCGCCTCCGCTCGACGTCGTCATAAGAGCTCCATCGACGTAGATGGAACAAGTCCCGGATCCAGCGGTGAATGTCACGCAAATGTGATGCGGTTCGCCTGTTTGCCAGTTCCAAACGGCGTCGGTGTATCGGATGAAGCCTGTCGCAAATGCTGTTGTGACGGTGGCTTGTACGCGGCTGCTTGAGTCAAGTCCGACTGTAATTGACCCTGTACCTCTTGCGAAAAGCGCGTTGTGGGAGACAGATCCTGCGCTGTTGAACTGGTTGACAAACCAAAACGCCACAGACATTGTCCCATAACCCGATGTTGGGCCAGTTGTGCGGGATGTGGCGACGTTATTGTTGAAGTTGAGGCTGGTGTACGGGATTCCGTCGCCGAGAGGGCCGTTGTTGGTCGGGTAGCGGGCCGCGCCGCTTGGGCTGGCCGCTGTCAGGTCGTACCCGTTGCCGCTGTAGTCCCGGACAGTCAGGTAACCACCTGTCGTGATTGCTTCGTTGCACTTGTAGAACATTGTTGGCGACAGGCTGAGAATGTATGTATCGGACGGCACCGGGTCGATCAGCTCTTGGGCCAGCAGCGATAGGGCATCAAAGCATTGGATGGTTACGGTCGCCGCGTAGCCTGCGTCGCTGAACTGCATCGGCCAGCCGGCGACATAGCCGCGGAACACGCCGTAGGTCGTGAAGTTGGCGACGCCTTCAATTTTGATTTGCCGGTTGGGTAGCAGTTTGCCGTAATAGGTGCCGGTCGTGTTGAAGGGGTTAAATTGGCCGCCGTTGTTGTTGAAGGTGACGGTGGCGGTGCCGACGAATTGGCCGTAGTCGTCGTCGCGGCCACGGTCAACCGTTAGGTCAAGGACGTATGAGCTGACGTCCGTCCAGGTTGGCGACACGACGTAGGGGCCGTCGTCAAACGCAATGTAAACCTTGGGTGTCGGGTACGGCATTAGGCGGCCCTGAGCGGTATTGCCCCGGTGCGGGTCTGGTACTGGCGCAGCACGTTCATTACTTCGCGACCGATCGCGACCGGGTCGCCGACGCCGGTGTTCACGACGACGGTTGGGGCCGCGCCTGGTGCAGCTGCAACTGTCGGCGCTGACATGTTTGGGCCGCTGATGGTGACGTTGGCACTTTTGCCGACAATTCGAGTCGCTAGATCAGCGCCGCCTTCAATGATACCAAGAATCGGGTTTCCTGCTTTTATGCCAGCGCCCAACAATTTTCCAAACCAGCCGTATTTCTTTTGTGCTTTATCAAATTCGTCAAATGCGTCGCGAATTTCTTTTCGGAATGCGACGATTGCCGTAGTGGCCGCGATGACTCCGGCCGCAATAAGAACGTAAGGGTTTGCAGCTGCGACAGCGTTAAACGCGGCTTGGGCGGCTGTAGCTGCAGCTGTAACGGCTGAATAGACCTTCATGGCGGTGTTGATGCCAATGACGGCCGCGGCGAGCGCTCCAATCGCTACGCCAAGTTTCACGGCGACATCGGTGTTTTCGCCGATCCAATTGGCGGCCCGCTCAAGGTAGGGGAGCAGTTTTTCAATTACTGGCAACAACGCCATGCCGATGGATTCTTGAGCTTCGCCAATGGCGACGCTCATCCGCTTGAAACGGCCTTCTGCTGTGTTGGCAGCCTCGGATGCTGCGCCGCCAAACGTCTCGGCCATGATCGCGCCAATTTCATTGAATGAGGCACCTTCCTTGACGAGTCCGCGCATTGAGGGGTCTAACTTGGCAAGGGCGGTCGTTTGGCCGTTGTAGGCCTTGCTGAGGGCCTCTGAGACGCTTGTGAGGTCTTTGCCTGTGGCCGCCGAAATGTCAAGCGCGAGGTTGAGGTTTTTTTGGGCTAGTTCGGCTGAACCCATGCCGCGGGCAAGGGTTGCCATCGCGCCGCGGAGGTCGGTGTCGGCGACGCCGGTCGCCAAGGTCATTTTTGAGATCAGGTCTTCGGTTGACGCGACCTGGGCGTCTGTTGCCTGCGTCGAAATTTTCAGCTGGCGTGCAAGTTCTGCAGAAGATTTCTGGTCTTCCATTGCGGCTTTGGCAGCGCTGAATCCTGCGATCGCTAGGCCGCCGAGCGCGGCGGCTGCTGGCACCGCGGCTTTTTTGATGGCGAACGAGGCTTTTTCGCCAGCAGTCTCAAGTTGTTTGAATTCCTTGATCGCCTTTTTGACGCCCTTGTTGTCAAACTCAGAAATGATGGGAATGTTGATTGCCATTTACATTTCCTTGCTGACTCGGCGGGCGGCGTCAAGCACCGAACGCTCCATTTCGGCCTGCACCTTCGGCAGGTTCTTTTCCGCGGCTGGCCACAGGAACCGGGCGATGCGGCCGAACTTGTTGAGTGCGGTGCCGAGCGGGTTGGCGTTTTTGCCTGCGAACTCGACGATCGTGGCCGCTGGATCTGACTGTGTCACTTTGATGACCGATTTGGCGTCGCGGCGAGTGTCAACCTTGTGCTTGACGCCCGACCGGGCTTTTTTCGGGTCGTACGGGAATTTCTTGTTGCCGCGTTGCGTCCAGTTGCGTTCCATGCCCGACAGCAGCTGCTGCGGGTAGGCGTTCTTGCCGTCCTCGACGATCGGGGCGACGATCTGCTTGGCGTCTCGGTTGAACTGTTTGCGCAGCTCTGGGTCAAGTTTGCGGAGGGCTTTGATGGCGTCTTTAGCGCCGGCGACTTCTGTGCTGGCCATGACACTCATCGGTTTCCTCCTTTGCGCTGCTTGTTAATGATCTCGATGGCTGTGGCCAGATCTCGGGCGGTGAACTCGATTTCTGGCGGCCAGTACCCGGTGGCGACTAGGAGTTCGGCTAGGCCTCGGCTCCAGGTGCCACTTGGGAAGGGTTTGCGTCGTCACCCGACAAGACGTCCAGGCTGACGATCTTTTTGAGGTAGTCGTCAAACACGAGCGGGACGGTAAGGCCTGCGGTTTTGCTCGCTTCATAGGCGAGAAACGCGAGGTCTTCGGCTCCGATACCTGTCGCGAGGTCACCGGCGCGACGCTTAAATTTGCGTTCCCAGGTGACCACGTTGAACAGGTTAGTTTCGACAATCTTGGCTCCTTCGCCTGTGTCGACGCTGATTTGGATTTTCATAGTTTTCCTTGCACGGTTGGAAGTTGCGTCTTATGGGTTGGTGATGTCGCGGGCCCAGGTGCCCCCGGTGAAAAGCGCCTCAGAAACGCTGAGCTCGCCCACGGTCGAGTTAATCGGCGTGAAACTGGCCAACATGCAGCCCGAGATTGTGTATTCGGGATTGCTGGCCGACTCTGTCGTGCCGCTTGGCGAGATGACGAGGGTTGCGGTGCCGACGTTGACTGCGTCGTACAGGGCCGCCTCGACTTCGTTTGCGCCGTAGCTGTTGAACAACGTCAGGCTCACTTCGACGTTTTGGAGGCCTTTGGTGAATTTGTGGGCGGTGTCGCCGAATGCGGTCACCTCAAGGGCGTCATAGCCGCTGGTAATCGTGCAGGCGGTGCATTGGTCGCTGAGGTCGTATGTGGTCATGCCGACGGTCAGGTTCACAGTCGCGTTCGCCAAGAACGTGGTGGTTGCCATGTTTAATTTCTCCTTGCCGCTATTGCGACTGTCAGGTTGTAGGCGGGAATTACTTGATCGCCAACGGTGACGGTGGCGGGGCGGCCGCCGGTGACGGCCAGGGTTGTCGACGCCATGATGGTGTCGGCGGTCGTGATCAGATAGTCCTCGGCGTCTTGGTTGCCGGGTGGCGCGGCGAGGATCAGCAGATCAAAGCGGATGTCGCCCACGTTGTAGGTGAACGAGTCAAACGTCGGCG